CGAGCAACAGGCCGGGGTCAACGACCTGGCCCAGCAGATCGTCGACGCCACCACCCCCACCGAAGAGCCCCCGCCCGACGCCACCGCCACAACTGAAGAGGAAACCGCCGTGACCGAAGCATCCGCCGCCCCCGCATCGCTGACGATGACCCCGCCGGCCCCGCACCGCACCCAGGATCCGGCCGCCGCCCGTCGCCTGTACGCGGCACAGATCAGTGACGTGATGCGTGGCGCGAGCGACGCGGCGCAGATCAATGCCGCCCTCGCCGACATCCACCCGGGGAACGCCGGCACCGATGGGGTGTTCCCGCGGCCGGCGTGGCTCGGGGAGCTCTGGTCACCGCAGGCCAACCAGAGGCCCATCGTGGACGCGATTGGCGTCTCCGCGCTCACGGCCATGACGATGGATGGCTGGAAGTGGATCACCAAGCCTGTGGTCGCCCCGTATGCGGGTAACAAGACGGCCGTGCCGACCAGCCCGGCGGTGATCGGGCCCGCGCAGGCCACCGCCCAGCGGATCGCCGGCGGCTGGGACCTGGACCGGATCTACGTGGACTTCCCCACCGGGTTCGTGGACGCTTTCCTGCAGGCTGCGGCGCAGGACTACCGCAAGAAGTCCGGCACCTACTTCCTCACCGGGCACGCCGCCATCACCGGACCGCCCGCCATCCCGGCCGCGGAAGGGATCCTGGACGACGCCACCGACCTGGGCGCCCAGGCGAGTCTGGTGGCCGGACTGCAGGCCATCGCCGCGTTCCTCGTCGGGAACGGGGCCCGGGTGTCGTGGCTGGCGATGGCCGGCGACGTGTTCGGGGACTTCATCGCACTCCCCGCCGCCGAGGTGCCCTGGTGGCTGCAGACCCAGGGATCCGTGGACCTGTCCGGCACCGGCACCACCACGGTCGCCGGCATCACCATCGGCGTGGACCCGGGCCTCGGGGCCGGGGAGATGGCCGGCGGGGACCGGGACGCCACCAGCCTTTGGGAGACCGGACCTGTCAATGTGCAGGCCGTCAACGTCCCCAACGGCGGCGTGGACCTGGGCTTGTTCGGCTATTGGGCGCAGATGGTCCACGACCCGGACGGGCTCGCCAAGGCCCAGGTCACCGCCGTCGGCGGCACCGCATCGAGCGGCGGCACCACCGCGAAGAAGACCACCACGAGCGGCAGCTAGTGCCAGAGTTCTCGCCCATCTGGTTGGACGTTGCCGACGTCGCCACCTGGCTCCGGCTCAACATGCCGGGGCCGGTGGACGACGCCGAGCTCGAGCGGGTGTGCGCGATGACCGAGACCTACGTGCAGCGGTGTCGCCCCGACCGGTACAACGAGGCCACCGACCCGCCGATGTACCTGCCGGACGCGGAGGTCTACCAGGGCGCCGTCATGTACGCGGCCCGGGAGACCCGGCGCCGCAACTCCCCGGCCGGTATCGAGCAGTTCGCCGACGGCGGAACCACGTTCGTGTCCAAGTACGACTCCGACATCGAGCGGGCGTTGCGGACAGGGTCGTGGAACCGTCCGGGGGTCGGGTAGGTGCAGACCCGGGACGCGCTGCAGCAGATCGCCGACGCCCTCACCGCCGGCGGGGTCCCGACCGCGATCGACCCCCGCGACGTGAACCTGCCCGGCGGATGGATCAAACGTCTCTCCCGGCTCCCGGACCTGCTCTGCGGTGGGGAGACCCTCACCGTGCAGCTGTGGCTTATCAGTCCCGACCTCGGCACCTGGGACGCCCTGGGTTACCTCGACGACATGTACGCCCTCGCCGCTGAGGTGCTGCCCCCCAATTCCGGGTCACCGTCGGCCGATGCGACCGCGCTGCTGCCGGACTCCGCGACCCCCTACCCGGCCATGCACTACGACGCCCTCATTCAGCTGATACCCGAGACCACCCCGTCCCCGTTGAGAGAAGTGGAGTTCACCGATGCCGATTAGCAGCTACAAGATGGGTCCGGGGTCGTTCACCATCGGTGCCGCCCCGCTGGACGTGTCCTGCCAGGTCACGTCGCTGGTGGTGACGCCGACCGAGAACGTCACCACCGAGGACGCCGTACATGTGCTGTGCGGCGACGTGCTGCCAGCGAGTGACACGGTGGACTACAGCTTCACGGTGGGCGGCACCGTGCTGCAGGACCTGGCCGCGGCCGGGGTCGTGGACTACACCTGGACCAACATGGGGGACGAGGTTCCGTTCTCGTTCATCCCCAACACCGCCGCGGACCGGTCCGTGACCGGCACCTGCCGGATCATCCCGCTCACCATCGGCGGGGACGTGTCCACCCGCCCCACCAGTGACTTCACCTGGGTGGTCATCGGCACCCCGGTGTTCGGGGCGGCCGCGTGAGCATCACCGCCGACACCGCGCCGGTGGTCGAGCTCGCCGCCGGGTTGGAGGCGGCCGCCACCGCCCTCGAGGACCCGTCCAGCGTGCTGAAACGGGCCGGGGAAGAGGTGGCCCGGGTCGCCGGCCCCCGCACCCCGCGCAGGACGGGCCGCCTCGCCGGGTCCGTATCGGTGACGGTGGACGCCGGGGGGGCGGGGATCCGGTGGGGTGTCCCGTACGCCCGGCACGTCAACTTCGGCACCGTCACGCAGCGGGCTCAGCCGTTCGCCACCGACGCCCTGGCCGCCACTCAGACGGTGTTGGCGGACCTGGCCGCCGCCTGGGCCGGCGACATCCTGGAAGCGGTGTGACATGGGGCTGCAGCTGCTGACGTACGACATCTACGTGGCCCGGGATGGCCTGGAACTGAGCAAGGCAGTCGAGGCGGGGGAGGGGTCCGGGTACGACGTCCACCGGTTCCAGATCATGCACGCGGACCTATTGGTCGCGGAGAAGAACGGCACCAAGTACGCCGCCACGCAGGCCTCCGGTACTCGCTTCAGCACGTTCGTCGCCTGGATCGCCCTAAAGCGGATGGGTGTGGAGGTCCCCGACTTTCCGCTGTTCGGAGACCGAGTCATCACCATGGACGACCTGAACAAACCCAAGGACAAGAAACAGGCGACCCAGGTGGACCCTACGACGCCGGTTCCCGACACCGGTTAGCGCTGATGCTCGGGATGGGACACCTGTGGCCGCCAGTCAGCCAGTGGCTGCACCCCGACACCGACGACCGACTGATCGCCACCGCCCTGGACGTGTTGGAAGAGATGAGGGACCGGCGTGGCCGCCACTGACCTGACCCTCACCATCCACGCCGACGTCGCATCTGCGGCGGCCGGGTTCGACGACATCGCCGCGCACGCGAAGACGATGGCCGCCGACGTCGACGCCGCCGCCGCCGACGCATCCGCGGCCGCCGGTCGGGTCGGGGAAGGGGTCGGGTCGGCCGCCGACGACGTAGCGTCCAAGACCGGGCTGCTGACGGGGGCGTTCGGGGCGTTGGCCGGCGGCCTCGAGGCGGTCGGGCTGGAGGAGTACGGGGCCGCGCTGCAGGGTGCCGCGGTGGCCACCGACGTGATGTCCGGGGCGTCCGACATCCTCGCCCTGGCCGCCGAGACCCAGGCGGTGCAGTGGGTGGTGAACACCGCCAAGCTGGTTGCGCAGACGGTTGCCACCGGCGCCGCCGCGGTTGCCACCGGCGTCCTGACCGTCGCCCAGGGCGCGCTGAACGTGGTGATGGCCGCGAACCCCATCGCCCTGGTGGTGGTCGCCATTGCCGCCCTGGTGGCCGGGCTGATCCTCGCCTACAACAAGTCCGAGACGTTCCGCGACATCATCGACAAGGTCGGGGACATCGCCTCGGATGTCTTCGGGAAGATCACCGACCTGATCGGGGACGTGATCGACTGGCTCACCGACCTGGGCACCAAGGCCAAGGACATCTGGGACGACATCCTGGACAAGGGCAAGGACATCTGGGACGACATCGCGGACGCGGTGTCCGGGTTCGTCTCCGACGTGGTCGGGTTCGCCACCGATATCGCCGGCCACTTCGCCGACGCGTTCGCCCCCATCCAGACCGCCATCGGGTGGGTGGAAGACCTGATTCAGAAGATCAAGGACATCCCCGTCCCGGACATTCCGGACCTGAACCCGTTTGGGCGGCCGGTGCCCGGCGTCGGCGGGAACCCGCCGCCATTCTTCGGGTTGCCGGGTGATTTCTTCGACAAGTGGGGGAACCCGAACCCGAACACGGTGGGGGTGTCGGTGACGGTGAACGGAGCGATAGACCCGGTGAACACGGCCCGGCAGATCAAGAAGATCCTCTCCGACGAGAACAGTCTGTACGGCGCCGGCTCCTGGGGTGGCATCTAGCCGTGGCCCAGCAGGTCTTCACCGCGTCCGGGTCGTTCACCCCGCCCGCGGGGGTCACGTCGGTGGACGTGCTGGTCGTGGGCGGCGGCGGCGGCGGCGGGAACGACACCAGCACCACCGCGGACGGCGGCGGCGGTGGCGGCGGAGTCGTATGGACCACCGGAGTAGCGGTAACTCCTGGCACTCCGGTTACCGTGACGGTCGGCGGCGGAGGAGCCGCCGGAGTCGGGAACGCGGCCGGATCGAACGGTACCGGGTCCGCGTTCGGGGCAGTTACCGCGGCTGGCGGCGGTGGAGGCGGTACCGGCAACCTAGCGAGCCGCAACGGCAGTAACGGAGCCTCCGGCGGTGGCGGCGGCGGCGGCGGGTCCGGCGGCAACGGCACTGGCGGCACCGGCTCCCCGGGCGGGAACGGCGCCAACGGGGCCGGGTCCGCCACCCAGGGGTCGCGGCGTGGTGGCGGCGGCGGTGGCGCCGGCGGCATCGGAGCACAGGCCCCCGGCGGGGGCGGAGTCGGAGTTGACCACTCCGCCCACGTCGGCACCTCGGTCGGGGCCGCGGGATGGTTCGGCGGAGGCGGAGGCGGCGGTACCGGATCCTCGGTCGCGGCTGCGGCTCCCGGCGGGCAGGGCGGCGGTGGCGGCGGCGGTCGACCTGGCGGCACTCCTATTCTCCCGGTCGCGGGTACCGCGAATACCGGCGGCGGTGGCGGCGGGTCCGCCGGCACCGGCCTGCCCGGCGGGGCCGGCGGGTCCGGGGTCGTGGTGGTCGTCTACACCATCGCCGCCCCCGGCATCCCCACCAGCGTGACCGGCACCGCGGTGTCCACCAGCCAGGTCAATCTGTCCTGGGCCGCGCCGGCCTCCGGCGGGCCCGTCACCTCCTATGACGTGCGGCTGAACGGAGGCACCCCGACCACGGGGGCCACCTCGCCGCACTCGTTCACCGGGCTGACGCCCTCCACCACCTACACTCTCGAGGTGCGGGCGGTCGGGCCCGGCGGCACCAGCTCGTGGGTGTCGGCATCCGCGACCACCCTGGACGCCCCGCCCGGCATCCCGACCAGCGTCACCGCGACCGTGGTGTCCAGCACCCAGCTGGACCTGTCCTGGGCCGCGCCGGCCACCGGGGGCCCGGTCACGAGTTATCAGGTCCGCATCGACGGCGGCACCCCGACCACCGCGACCAGCCCGCATGCGTTCACCGGGTTGACCCCGGACACCAGCTACACCCTGGAGGTGCGGGCGGTCGGCCCCGGCGGCACGAGCTCGTGGGTGTCGGCGTCCGCGACCACCCCCGCCGACATGCCGACCACCGACTATCAGGCCGATATCCGGGTGGGGGCGCACACCTGGACGATCAATGCCGGCGACGACGTGGACCCGGAGGCGGTGAACGTGCTGGACGGGGCGTCGTTCACGTGGGCGGCTCCCGATGACGTGGGGTGGCCGCCGCCGCTGCACGTGGTGGACCGGGACGTGTGCACCCTGCGGCTGTACACCCCCGACGCCCAGGATGTGGGGGACATCCGCCGCGGCGACGTGGTGCGGTTCAAGTTCACCCCCGCCGGCTACACGTTCACCCATCCGCTGGTGGACTTTGCGGGCCGGGTCCGGGCGGTGAAGGTGGAGGACCGGACCGGCGGCGGGGCGTTCCTGCAGCTGACGGCCGCGGACCACACCGTGACGCTGCAGGAATGGACAGTGGCCGGGGAAACTCCGATCAATGCCCCGGACGACACGTTCGAGGATGCCCTGGTGCGGATCAGTGAAGTGTTAGACACCCTGGAATCGGCCTACGAGCGGGACTGGGTGCCGGGCACATTCGGGAACGTGTTGGACGGTGCCACCCCCGGCGAGCTGGCCGAGTATGCCGGCCACCTCCCGGACGGCTACACCATCGCTGCCGACGAGCTAACCACCGCGTTCGACCTGTTCGCGCACTACGGCATCAACATGTTCCCGGTCCCGAACTACGACGACGGCACCGGGGACCTGGACGCCACCCACCCGTTCTTGGTGCGGCCGATGGACCGCTACGCACGCGACAGCATCGAGGCGGCGGTGGACTCGTGTCTGGTGCCTACCGAGTCGGTGGAGTGGCAGCGCGACTACACCCCGAACGTGGTCGAGTCCACGGCCGCCGACCAGTATTGGGTGGGGGAGAACTACGGGGATCCGATCCCGGACTATCCGGACTGGAACCTGTTGCGGGTCTCCGGGGACGCACTGGTGCAGCCGTTCTTCCCGGATGTGAACATCACCGGGATCATCAACGAGGTTCCCGAACCGGGCCCCTGGGGGCCGTACACGTTCACCGTCCTGGGATGGCGCGAACCCGAGTCGGTGGCCGGTTGGCTGACGATCCCGGACCGGTACCGCACCTATGTGACGCTGACCGGGGTCGAGCCGACCTGGAACCCCAACGGCGATGACACGGTGGCGGGGATGCTGCGCGGCGCCACCTGGAGCATCGGACCCAACGGCCGGTGGGTGGTCGACGCCGGGCTCCGCCGATCCCGCGGCCACCCGGACGGGGCCGAGATAGCGATGCCGACCGAGCCGAGCCCGGACACCACCGAACCGCCCCTGTTCGCGCAGGTGTTCTCCTACCAGTACACCCCGCCGGCCCCGGCCGCCGGCGCGGACCTGCGGGCCGCGTCCCTGGCCGCCGGGCAGGTCACCCTGAACCGGTGGGCCATGGATGCCACCGCGGTGGCGTTGTCCACCAGCACCCAGGACGGGGCGGTGCTGACGTTCGGGGTGTTCTCCCAGCTGGAGACCCCGCGGGTGTGGATCACCACCAGCGGCGGGTCCCGCATGGAGGCCCGCATCGAGGGCACCGTGCCGGCGCCGCTGCCGGCCAACCCCACCACCCGGGTGGCGCCGCTGGTGGTCACCCACGTCCAAGGCCCGGCCCCGGCGAAGAACGAGTACGTGACCGTCGCCATCTTCGGAAAGCTGCCGCCGACATGAGCACCCATCCCGACGACCATCTGCCGCCGCGGCCGCGGCCGGCCGAACACCCGGTGGGGCAGGACGACGACCCGCCCGACCTGGGGCTGTTGCTGTTGGTGCTGGCGCGGGTCCTGGAGGCCGTCCACGCGCACCTCGAGGCCGAGCAGGACGGCCGCGACTATCCGGGCCCGGGGCCGCTGAAGGAACGCGTCGGCGCGGCCTATGACGCGTTGGCGCGGTTCATCAGCCACCTGGGCAGCCTGCCGTGACCGCCCCGGACGGTGCGGCCGCGGTCGCCAACGCCGACACGTTCACCAGCTACCCGGAGGGCTACTGCCTCAAATGGGTGCGGGCCGAGTGCTGGCGCATCGGATCCCTCTACGCCTCCGCCATCCAGGCGTGGCACGGCGCGGTGTACAAACACCCCGGGGACCGGAACCCGCCAGCCGGGGCGCCTCTGTTCTACAGCGGCGGGCAGTACGGCCACATCGTGCTAGCACGCGGCCCCGACACAACCCGGATGCGCTCCACCGACTGCACACGCGCCACCCAGGTCAACGACGCGGACATCGACTGGCCGGTGTTCACCTGGGGCGACACCTACCTGGGATGGACCGAGGACCTCAACGGCGTACGCCTACCCCTAGCAGGAGACGAGGACGAGATGACACCCGACGATTGGGAGCAGCTGCGCCGGATCGTGCGCGAGGAGGTGCAGAACGCGAAACCCGACTACGCGAAAGTGTTCCTGGCCGCCGACGTGAACGACGCCGGGGACACCGTGAAGCTCGCGCTGCGCAAGTCCCTGGAACACGCCCGCGGGGACTGACCGGCCGTGTCCCGGGACTATCCGCTGGCGTTCTACAACCTGGACAACAACCGCGACCCCGCCCAGGTCGACAAGGAGATCCGCGGGATCCTCACCGGCTGGCGGCCCGCGATCCTCGGCGTTTGTGAGGCCGTCTACGACCTGCCCGGGGTCGAGGACTACCGGCTGCCGGGCCGGGACTGCTCGAGACCGGGCAGGGAGAACGTGGCCGCGTACGTCAAGAACAACCTCGAGGTCTCCGACATCCAGTGGCACGACCTGGAGCAGACGTGGACGCGCACCAACCCCGGCGCCACCGGACAGCACCCACCCCGGTCCATCCTCGAGTTCCGCGCCGGCCGCCTGCATGTGCTGGTCGCCCACCAGCCACCGAAGGGCACCGACAACACCACCAACGCCCAACAGGAGGGCATCGACAAGCTCGAGGCCCGGATGGCCCCCTGGACCCGCGACGACTGGTACCAGCGCACCCAGAACGAGCAGGACGACGCCTACGAACAGGCCCGGATCGTGCTGTGGGACGCCAACCGCAACCGGAACCAGAAGGGCCCCGGGCCCGGGATGCTGCAAACCCGGATCGCCGGATGGACCGCCGGCGGCCGCATCGACTGCTGCACCTGGCGCGGCGGGGACTGCAAAGGCGCCGACAGCATCGCCTACCCCACCACCGCCGGCGGCGTCCAGCTGTGCTCCGACCACGGCTCCGCGTTCCGGTTCACCCTGTCCCTCTTCGACTGATGACCGTGGACCGGGCCGTCGCGGTCATCGCGATCCTGGTGCTCGCCCCGTTCGCGCTGGTGCTGCTCGCCGCCATCATCCGCGGCTACACCATCGACCTGCACATGACCCGCGACATCCGCCGCGGCCACTGGCGCCGCAAGGACCCGCACGAGTGAGGCGCAAACTCCAAACCATGTGGTTTGTGGCCTAGTGCACTTCGGGCGGAACTACGCGGTGTGCTCGCCGGTGGCGGGCCGCATCGGTCTTCGCCTCGCGCTCGGTGTCGCGATACTCGCCGTACCAGTTGCACCCGCGCCCACCCGGTTGTGACCAGTCGGCATCGGTGCAGGACGCATACCACTCGCGGGTGGGCTCGTCGTCCCGCAGCGCAAGGCGCCTCGCGTGTACGCGCACGGGTCGCCGGGGCGCGTCATTCTCGACGGATTGGGTCATGCTGCACCATTCCTCTCTGAGACTGTCTCGATCATGCGGCGGGCTGCTTCTGTCGGCACCTGGACGTAACGTCGGGGGGTCTCGGGTGATGCGTGGCCCAGCACGGCCTGGAGGGTGAACACGTCGCGGTCGGTTTGGTAGGCCAGGGTGGCGAAACGGTGCCGGAGCCCGTGCATGGTGTAACCATCGCCGAGCAGGTCGCGGATGATCCGGCCAACCCACCGCGGGGAGAGGTGTCCGCCGTCGTTGCCGGGGAACGCGTACCCGGGTCCGAGCCTGTCGAGCTCGAGCGCGATCGACAGCGGCAACGGGATCAGCCGGACCCGCCGACCCTTGCCGTGCACGACCAGGGACCAGCCGCCCAGGTCGCGCTCGAGGTCGCGGGAGTGGACCTGCGCGACCTCGGCGCGCCGCATCCCGCACTCAGTGGCCAACCGGATCATCAGCCGGGACCGCTGGTCGGCCGCGAGCTTCGCACGCCGGTACACCATGTCCGGGGTGGGCCGCGGGTTGGGTGCGGTGGCCCGGACGACGGGCAAACCCTCCGCCGGGTTGTGTGAGAGCCATCCTGAGCCGACTGCCCACCGGTAGAAACCCCGCAGTGTGGTCCGAACGCTCCTCCGGCGCTCCTGGGACCACTCCGAGGAGCCCAGCCAGTCGACCAGGTCCCCCAGCTGCACCTCCCACGGATCCACGTCGACGTGACGGGCCAACAGTGAGAGCTGATCGCGGCGGAGCCGGATCGTCGAGGTCGCCCTGCCGGCGACGCGCTGCGCGGTCGAGTAGTCCTCGATCGCCCTCGCCCACGTGGGCGGCACTGCGTTTCCCATGGTCCGTCCTACCGCCTCAGGCGACGGCAAGATACAGATCAGAAGGTTTGGGGTTCGAATCCCTACGGGCGCGCACCAGCTCCTCCGGCCACCAGTCCGTGGTCATCAGGACCTCCGGCTCCACGCCCAGAACCTCGCTGACGGCCTCGAGGTCGGAGACAGCCCATCCATTGCGTCCGGCGAGCTTCGCCTGGAGCCAGGCGCGCGACTTGCCCATCTGCAAGGAGATGGCCGACGCGTTGGTGCCGGCGGCCGCAGCGAGCACGAGCACGTTCCTGTTCACCTGCTCTTGTAACGTCACCATGTCAGGATAGATCAAACTCAGCGATTTCAACACGTAAGCGTGTCGTCGTAGACATTGCCTACGAGAAATTGCAATGTGTTCGATGTGCGCGAACTCCCTCTGACCTCCGCCGAGGCGGCCCGCCATCTCGGAATCTCCGAGAATGCGCTCAGGCTCCGACGGCATCGCGGCGAAGCCCCAGTCGGTCACCGGCTGGGCATGCTCGTCGTCTACTGGCCCGAGGACCTGGACGCCTGGCTGGACACGCAGCAGGAGAAGTCAGCGTGACGGCATTCGACGTTGGCCGGCTGCGCGCGCACTATGCCCGCGACCTCTGCGTCTGCGACCACATGCGCCAGCAGCACTACAGCGCCATTCTCGGCGCCACCGCTGAGTGTGGCTCCCACGACTGTCACTGCACCGCCTACGCCTGGTCTCGGCAGGAGGGGGATATCAGCTGGTTCTAACCCCGGCATCGCCGTCGTTCACGGGTCCCGACGTAAACCAGGCCCGCCCGGAAACCAAAACCAGTGTGAAGCCGGCTCCGCACCGACCCGGGCAGGTGTAGAGACGCTGGTGGCCTGATCCTCGTACATGGATCAGGCCACCAAAGAAGCGTCGTGGAACACGCGATTTCACGACAAAACCTAGTAGGCCCTAACCCCGGAACCTCAGCGACACGCTGGGAGGCCGGGGCCAAAGGAATGGGCTGAGGGGGGCGAATCGGAGGGAGTAGCCCAACCGGAGCGAAGCGGAGGTTGGGCCATAGCTATGTCTCAACGAGGAAACGACCAATGCGAATCGAACCGACCGCCACGCTCATGGACATGCTGCTGACCGAACCGGGGTCGCGCATCGAGGGTCCGACCCAGGACGTGCTGCGGGTCATCTTCGAGTCGACCTGGTACCTGCTGCGCGAGTCGGCCACCGACGACCAGGCCGACGACGCGGCCATGCGGCTGGTGGCCCGTCTCCACGAGGCGCTGAGGAACCATGGCTACATCGTCCGCGACTTCGGCTAGGTGGCCATGTGAGCCGTGTCAGCGTGGCCACTGCATGGCGTGCAAGGGTGCGATCGGCCCCAAGCATGGCCGGCGGCGCCCCTGCGGTTGCCTGCACTGCGATGGGTTCGGCCGGCCCCGGGCCGACCAGCACGGCGGATACCTGCATGTCTGTCACGCCGGATGCTGGGCGTGGCGATGAGGCATGACGGCACGGCACCCCACTGCCGCCGCTGCCGGCGCCGGCATCTGCCGGGCCTGCACTGCTGGGGCGGCCGGTACGTGGTGAAGCTCCGGGTCCTGGTGCTCTCGACGTACGGCGACGTCTGCTGTCACTGTGGGTTGCCGGGTGCCCGGTCCGTCGAGCACGTGCACCCCCGCAGCCACGGCGGCACCGACCAGCTGGAGAACCTGCGGCCCGCACACCTGGCCTGCAACGTCAGCCGCGGCACCGACCCGATGCAAGGCTGGCGCCTCGAGCCGGTCACCATCGAGACCTCCCCGCGATGGTGACCGGCACCTGGCCGACCAGCGTTCGGGTCAGCATCACCACGGACCCGGCCGGCCGATGGACTGTGCTGGTCCAGCTCCAATATGGATGGGTCACCCTTCTCCCGGATGACGCGCGATGGCTGGCCGAGCAGCTGCTCGAGGCCGCCGGCCAGGTCGACGAGCTCGTCGAGAGTTTCTGATGCTGACCCGGGGTGCCCCAGCGGCAAGCCTTCCGTGTGTGTCCCGGGTCCGCCGGGTTCCGCCGGAATGATTCGAACATGCGTTCGAACGACGATGATCAGCCGCTGTTCCCCGACGACGGGCCGCGCCATCCGCACGGCCGGGTGCGGAAGGGCCTGGACGCGGACGTGAAAGCTGCCCGCGCCGGCGACTCCGGGCTGCCGGCGGCCGGGGTGGCGGCGTTGCGGTCCCTGGCCGACCAGATCGACCAGCTCGAGCGGCAGCTGCGCTCGGTGTACGCCCGCCCCTACGACCGGATCCCGTTGGCGGGTCTGGTGCGGGAGTTCCGCGACACTTACGAACAGACATTCGCCGCCGCCCAACGCGCAGAGGATCCATTGACCCGTGCCCTCGCTGACTTCCTCACCGCCGACCGTGGCATCGCCGCGGATGGTGGCGCCACGACTGGCGACGCCGAGGGACCCGGGCGCACCGACTGACGGGCACGCCGGCGCGTTCGTCGCGCACCTGCACCGCCGGCCCTGGGCGCCCCACCAGCGGCTGGCCGCCGACGTGCTCGGCGAGCTCGAGCCCGACGGCCGCTACCGCTACCCGCTCGGCGTGGTGCTGCTGCCCCGGCAGACCGGCAAGACCACGTTCGTCACCGACCTCGCGCTGGGCCGCTGCCTGCTCTACCGGGACTACCGGTGCGCGTACGCCGCGCAGACCGGACACGTCACGACCGAGCGCATGGTCGAGCGGATGGCCGAGCTCGGCGACGGACCGCTGGCCACCCGGGCACGGGTCCGCCGCTCCGCCGGCACCGAACGGGTCACCCTGCCCGGCCGGTCCTACCTGAAGGCGTTCCCACCGAAGCCGGGCGCGCTGCGCTCCAACGCCCTGGACCTGGTGATCGTCGACGAGGCCCAGGAGCACGGCGCCGTGCTCGGCGAGCAGCTGGACCTGACCATCCTGCCCACGTTCACCACCCGCCCCCGCCGGCAGCTGATCCTGGTCGGCACCGCCGGCACCGACACCTCCGACTACCTGCGGCGCTACCTGGCCGCGGCCCGCGACCAGCTGCCCGGCTACGCCGTCATCGAGTACGGCGCGACGAGCACCGACGACCTCGAGGACGAGGCCACCTGGGTCCGCTGCCATCCCGGCCTCGCTGTTGGTCTCACCGACCTGGACGCCCTGCGCACCGCCCGCGCCGCCATGGGCCCCGCCGGGTTCGCCCGCGAGTTCCTCAACGTGTGGACCCGCACCGGCGTCCGCGTCATCGACCCCACCGACTGGACCGCCTGCCAAACCAGCACCGACCGACCGGCCGGGCCGGTAGCCTTCGGCCTCGAGGTCGCCGGCGACCGCTCCAGTGCCGCAATAGCGGTCGCCACGCCGGGGGGATGGTGCGAGCTGGTCGACCGGCGACCCGGCACCGACTGGCTGCTCGCCCGGGCGCTGGAGCTCCAGGCCCGACACGGCGCCCCGTTCGCCGTGGACCGGTACGGCGCCTCCGGGCCAACCGTCGACGCCCTCGAGCGGGCCGGCGCCGACCTGATCATCATGCGCACCGGCGATGTCGCCAACGCCGCCGCCGGCCTCGTCGACGACATCACCACCCACTCCCTGGCCGTGGTCGGCTCCCTGGCACTCTCCGACGCCGTCGACGGCGCACTGCAGCGGTCCCTCACCGAGGGCGGGTTCGTCTGGTCCCTCAACGGCGCGGCCGCCGAGGCCCTCCGCGCCCTCTCCAACGCTCTATGGGGCGCCCGGCACCTCCCGCCGCCGCCGGCGAAACCCGCGGCATACGCCATGTGAAGACACGCCCGAACGGGTGTTCGAGGTGTTGTCCACATTGCTGAGTTGACTGTCCACGTGGCCGGCCGCCTGCTTTCCCTGGACGCCTCCCCGGGTTCGGTGGTCATCACCTGCCGGTGCGGCTACCAGACCGTCCGAGTCACCCGGGAGGCCGCGCAGGCGGCCGCCGACCGGCACCGGGCCACCGCACATCCGCGGCAGGCCACCTACGTCGCCTCCAAGCGCCGCGCCCGCACCACCACCCTGACCGCCTAGGACCCCCATGGGCATCTGGGACCGCTTGTTCCCCCGTCCCCCGGACGTCGCCTGGGTCGACCATCTGCAACCCCAGATCGAGGCATGGGTGGATCGGTCCCACCTGGAGGCACTCGTCGTCCAGGACCTGGGCGTCGACTTCAACGCCCTCCCGCTGACCCGGGCCGGCGCCATGCGGGTGCCGGCCATGGCCCGAGCTAGAAACCTGACCTGCGGCACGATCGCCGCCCTCCCGCTCGAGGCCCTGCGCGGCCCGGACCCGGCCGACCCACAGCCGTACTGGGCGTTCGGCACCGACGGTCAGCTGGGTGGTTTGAGCATCGAGAAGCGCCGCAAGTGGTCCGTCACTCCACAGGCGCCGCTGCACCGGATGCTGTGGACCGTCGACGACCTGCTGTTCCACGAGTCCTCGCTGTGGCTGGTCACCAGCCGCCTGTCCACCAACTTCCCGTCCCGCATGGTCCGTATCCCCTACGAGCAGTGGCAGCTGGAGGAGGGCGTCATCGTCGACACCGACATGGACCCCTTCCCCGCCGATGACCTGGTGTGGATCCCCGGACCGAACGAGGGCGTCCTGGGGTTCGGGTGCGGCACCCTGCGGATGGCCTACGACCTCGAGCGGAACGCCCGCGACGTCGCCATGCGGCCGCTGCGCCTCGAGGCACACCAGACCAGCGCCGCCGAGCTCACCCCCGACGAGCGCCGCGAGATCGTCGGCGAGATCCGGTCGGCGATGGCCGACAACGACGGGATCCTGTTCACCAACAACGCGATCGAGCTCAACGAGCACCGCGTCGATTCCGACGCCCTACAGCTGGGCGCCCGCAACGCCTCCGCGCTGGACGTGGCCCGACTGGCGAACATGCCGGCAATGATGCTGGACGCCACCGCCCAGGGCGCCTCCCTGGAGTACCAGACCATGACCGGCCGCAATCAGCAGTGGCTCGACTACGGCCTGGCCCTCTACATGGACGCCATCGAGGCGCGCCTGTCCATGGACGACGTGGTGCCCGCCGGGCAACGGGTCGCCTTCGACACCACCGACTGGACCGCCCCCGACGCCTCCGACACCGGACCCCCCGTGCCGGACTAACTGAATAAGGAGAACCCCTGCGATGCGACTGACCCTGACCTCGGCGGCCCTGCTGGCCGCCGACACCGAGAACCGCCGCCTGCGCGGGGTGGCCATCCCCTACGGCGTGTTCGGCAACACCAGCGCCGGCCGGCTCTGCGTGGACGCCGGCGCCGTGAACGTCCCGGAGAACCTGCGCGCGGTGAAGCTGTTCACCGAGCATGGCCGGCAGACTCCCACCGGCTACACCGTGGAGGCCACCGACTCCCCCGAGCAGCTGCTCACCGAGTTTGCGGTGGCCCGCACCCCCGCCGGCGACCAGGCGCTCCTCGAGGCCGCGGAGGGCGTCCGCGACGCCCTCTCCGTCGAGCTCGACAACATCAAGATCGAGGCCGGCCACGTGGTGGCCGCCGACCTGGTCGCCGTCGCCCAGGTCGCACTCCCCGCGTTCGCCGGCGCCCAGCTGGTCGCCACCCTCACCGACGAGCAGCAGGCCGGGGTCAACGACCTGGCCCAGCAGATCGT